TAGTCCGGCACGAAGGTTGACTTCAGGGTTAAATAAGTCCTCGCATGTATTGAGGATTCCCTGGTCCTGAAGCCAGCCATTTTTGTTGTACCGGCTTGGGCGACACCAATAGCCGTTGATTTGTATTAGCCCTCGGCTTCCGCCGTTAGGGTCGCTTCTGTTGAAAGACGTCGTGTTGCATCTACTTTCGCGATACATGACTCGGCTAAGAGTCTTCCACTCTTTTTCCGGCCAACCGACGCTGATAGCAAGATCTCGATATTCGCCACATCGCCCGTGCACTAGACGAGCAAGCCCAACCCAGTCAACTCCTGAAAGATCTATCGGAGGCGCCGGCGGTGCGCTCTGAGCGGACACCGTCGACAACTGAACTGCGCCTCCTGAAAGCATCAGACCTGTAAAAAGTAAAAAGGTACCTACAATTTTCATGGCGGGGGCAGTCCTCTCAAAGGGAGCGTATGGGGGCTGTTAACTAGACCTTACCACAATTATTACGGAAATGTAACTATTGACGGTAAATAATGACATCACGCCTAGGTGCACCGTCAAAAATTAGATCAAACTGTTTCTCTTTCGCCACATTTTGTGCGATTTTCCGTGAGAGTTTACCGACCACGGTTTGGTTGGTCCGAGGAAATGAAGGACTGCTGGGCTGATCTTTTTCGGATCCCAGTCCCTATCTCCACAGTCTTCTATGTGTGGATTGGCTCTTGTGCTCATCATGAAGTTGTACTCGATCGGCAGCTCTTCGTTCTCGTCATCAAACGCGACGGCGAACACGTCCTGGTCGTTGTACTTAAACTTGTCGGCATGAGTCTTGATAGCCTTCTTAAACATCTCAACGGCGTTGATGGCGTTCCACCGCGGTAGGTTTGCCACGATCACTCCAGTATTGATATAGCGGCCTTCTGTGCCGTGGAGTCTAACGTGATGCTCAGGCTCGTTGTGATCGACAACGGCGATCGCCTTCTCTGGCTCGATGGCAAAAAGATCCGTTAGGTCACGAAGAACAAGAATGTCAACGTCGAAATAATAGGCGAAGTTGACCCCCTCCCAGAGAAGCTCGCCTAGAAGTAGTTTTGCGTACGCAACAATTGAAATGTGGCTTTGAGTCGTAAGATTCTCAAGAAACTCACCTTTCACGCTTACGTCGTAGAACCGTAGGTCGATCCTGTGGATGTCGGCAAGTTTTCTTATCCTGAACTTCGAGTTCTGGCTTAGGTTGTTCCCGTGCATGATGTAGACCGGGTACTTCCTCCCCGAGAACGCCCACACGTCCAAGATCGCCGGAAGAGCCTTATCCGCGTACCCATCATCGAGCACGAACACAATTGCCTTTTTCTCACCCATCGCTTCCTCCTCTCTCTATTCTACAATAACCGCGGCTGAAAAAATGAACCTAAGCCACTCCAATTAGGATTTCATCATGTACGAGTACCATGTAAAGCGCGTAACCAAGGTCGTGGACGGTGACACCATCGACGTCGACATCGATCTAGGGTTTGATATCACTTTCTCCTCTCGAGTCCGTCTGGCGGGCATAGATACGCCCGAGTCACGGACCAAAGACAAGGCAGAGAAGGTTCTGGGCCTCGAGTGCAAGGACTACCTCAAGAAGGCCATCGACTCGGCGAAGTCGATCGTTATCAAGACCGAGAAGATCGACAGTTCTGAGAAGTACGGCAGAATCCTCGGCTGGCTGTATCTCGACGGAGCGGACAAGTCTGTGAACGAGGCTCTTATCGCCGGCGGATACGCCTGGGAGTACATGGGCGACACCAAGGTGAAGGATTTTGACCTTCTTCGCCAGCGCAGAGCGGCAAAACAGGCCAACTGACGTCGCGATCTATCCACCCTACAAAGTACCTGGGTGTGGCCATTGATGTGATACGGTATTTCATACATCCTTAACCTTAAGGTTGTATACTTTAAATTGTACAAAAGACCGTCTCTAGGAGCGCAAAGACCGTGGATACAGGGCCAAAAAGGAAGGTAGCTTTATTATACGCCCGAGTTTCTACGTCGATGCAGGTAAACGACGGAATGTCCCTCGATGCGCAGGAGCGTGACCTAAAACGGGCCGCCGCGTTGTCTGGATACGACGACGTAGAGCTTCTTCGTGAAGAAGGTCGGTCTGGCAAGAGCATCAAAGGTCGTCCGGTTCTTCGCGAGGCTCTCGATCGTCTCGACCGTGGGGACGCCGAAGCGCTGTTCGTCACCAGAATCGACCGTCTCGCTAGGTCAACCCAGGACTTCCTCTCGATCATCGACAGAGCCGGGTCCAACGGCTGGAGAATCGTGATGCTCGATCTCAACCTCGACACCTCCTCGTATCAAGGCAGATTCGTCGTCACGATCATGTCAGCCCTCGCCGAGATGGAACGCGCCATCATCGCCGAACGGCAGAAGGACGTTCATCGAGACCGCAGAGAGAAAGGCCTCAAGTGGGGAGTAGATCTAGGGCCTAAGCAGAATCTTCCCACAGACGTCGTGAGCCAGATCTTTGAGTGGCGCGATGCCGGAATGTCCTACGGGAAGATTGCCGATAAACTCAACAAGACAGAGACACAGACAGCGCAAGGTAAGAAGTGGTACGCGTCCACGATCAAGTACGTGGTAACTAACTACAAAAAGGAGGGACCGGGAGAGCAATCTACATAGCCGTGCGTCATGCTCAATCCCGGTCCCTTATGGCCTCGCTCTCTCCCAAAAGCGTTGCCAGGCTTAGTTCAAATGTACATTAAGATCTACTGCTCAGGCGTCATTTCTCCGTCTTTTTTGCACGGTCCGTCGAACATTACGATGCCTCGATGAATCTCCGGTGGGACGTGATCGCCACACTCAATTCGCTCTACGTAGTCAGATCTCAGTGTCACCTTGAGGTTTGTTCCGTCAAGTCTTGTAGTATCTGGGATTCCAAGTTTCTCAACTTCATCGAGCCATTTTCTAACGTCGGCGATCGTAGCGTTGCTGCTGTTGATCATGTATACGCTCGCCATTCCCGTAACTCTTACGACAGCACTCATCGAGCAAACCTCGATGCGATTCCCCAGTCAACCTCACCTGTTGACACGGCTCGTGGCATAAGCATTCTTCCAACGATCTCTGCTCGAGAACCGAAGCCGTTGATCTCCATTCCACGCTCTGAGATCTTGCGCTGGAACGCAATCTGTGTCATCGGCTTTTCGCCACGCTCCTCGCTCCACACGCGATACACTGCATACAGAGACTTGATCGGAGTAGTCGCGCCTTCAGATTCCTTTGTCTCTTCTTGGAAGAAGAAACCGATGCGGTCTTCGTTCTTGCGATAGATCTCCGCGGCCTCGCTAACAACAGAGCACCAACCAAGAGCGTCTCTCGCACTTGAGCCGAGAAGTTTGATCGCACCTTCGACGGCCCACGAAAGAACAGCAGGCAATCCACCCTCTGGGTCGAACAGATAGTGCTTGAGATCTGGGTCAGGATTTTCTGGCACGTTAGTAAGAGGCACGGGACGAATACGTCGCCACATCGCGTCGTCGCTGATGATCGGTCTGTGGTTCGTCGTGATCCACAGTTTCGCGCGTGACTGGAACGTGAACGGCTTTTCTCCAGGTGAACGTGCTGAGATTTCAGACGAACCCGTAAGTTTCTTAACCGAGTTTTCCTTCATGCGTTCTGACTCTGGCAATTCGTCGACCCATACGAGACGTCGTCCACGAAGTTCAGCCCAGTGATACAGATCAGATCCGTGCGACTGGCCATCACCTTGCGCAAGAATGCTCGAGTCAAGTGGCCATGCATACTGCGACGTGCCCATCGCTTTGACGAGCGCTTCAACCATCGTGTTTTTACCGGACCCGGGAGGACCGTACACCAAGAACATGATGTCGTATGTGCGAAGACCAGTCAGTGAGTATCCTGCCGCTTTTTGCAACCACTCCTGCAGCTCTCTGTCTCCTCCGGTTGCGAAGTCGATGAACTGTTCCCAGCGAACATTCCTAATACCAGGGTTGTAAGCGACAGGAGCGCGACGAGTGATGTAAAGATCTGGACGACCACGAAGTAGCTCTCCTGTTCTCAGGTCAATGACGCCGTTTGCTACGCCGAGAAGCGTTTCACCGCTGTCCCACGTGTCAACACCGACAAGCACTCTAGGGTCCGATGTTGCGCTTTCAATAGCGTTACCGATACGCGCGTTTGACTTCGCTTGCTGCGCCCACTTAATCACTTCTGACTGCTTGTCTGCGTCGTCAAGGTAGTGAACTACTTCACTCGCGATGATCGGCGCAAGCTTCTTTGATAGCTCGCGCATTTCTAGATTTTCAACGTCAGGCTTCCAGTATCCGCCGTCCCAGTGAAACCAGCCTAGTCCTGGAGTGTATCGAACAGCAGGACCAAACGAATCAATGAGTCGTCGTCCATTTCCGGTATCAGTGAGAGTTCGCTTACCAGGTTCGCCACCTTCGTCTTCTCCCAACGCGTCGGGGTCAAGAGGAACATCAATGTTCGTAAGCTTACTCGCAGACGAGAGCGAATCACCGTCAACAACAGCGCTATGAACAGAGCCCCCGATAGTACCAGGGAGAGCCTCAACGCTGTACGAAGATGACGCTGTAGTAGACGATTTCGTTTGTTGTTTCTTAGGAGTAGATGTTGAAGTGTCACGCGTCTCCTCCTGAGATTTCTTCGCCCACTCTTGAAGACCGGGCCATAGTCTTTCGGTCTTCGGATTGTCAAGAACGAACTGAATAGCGCGCCGAACGTGCATCAACAATCCACCCGGGCCTTCGAGCTCGAGAGGGGGACGCACCTTTTCAGCGTTGAACCGAATCATCATCGTCTCGACAGCGAGCTTGCCAGCCTCTGTGTCGACGGGAAACTTGTTTGCAAGCGCGCACGTCAGTGCGTAGATATCAACTGCACGAGAGCCTTCGTCGATACCGTCTGACAAGAGTCTGTCGATGTCAATTTTCTGACCGCCAAACTCGATGCCGTCAAGAAAACCCCAGTCGCCTTCAGACAACGCTGTCTCAAGACGACGGGATCTCTTTCTAAGCGATGCTAGAAGCTCTTCAGGGGCTTCAGCGATGGGGATCTCCCACGGCGCCTTACCCTGAACCCATTCGTAGCACACGCCAGAAAAGTGTCGCGATGGCGCGATAAGCACGTAGCCGTTGTGCTTGATGTCTACGCCGGGAAGACCTGACTTCTTGAGGTTCCCAACAAGCGCCTCTGACTCGTCGCAACGATAGAATAGGTGCCGACCACGAATCAGCTTTCCGCCCATCGAGTATTCGCCGGTGATCGCTTCAACGGTTGGAGGCAGTGCGCCTTCAACGAGCGCCTCGAACTTTTCAAACGAGTCTGGCCCACCCGAGCGCGGATCGATGTCGATGACAAAGAACCCACTGGGGCGACAGAAAACGCTGACGTTGTTTTGACTGCTTTCTGGCCACCACGACTTGACGGTTTCAACATCGCTCGTAGCGTGAATATTCCATTCTGGAATGCTCGGATGCTTGCCGACGTCTTTCGGTTCGAGGTGCGTACCGCCGCACGTGCACTTACCGTTAATGATTCCGTAGCAAGGCATGACCTTCCAGCCTTGCTGAGCGTACCATAGAGCTGCTGGACCGAGACGCCCCTCGGCGTGCTCCCAACTACTCATTGGAACCTACGACGACTAAACTAGTTGATTGCGAATACTCGCTCGACATGTGACACCTTGAATTGGGAGAAGTAGTGATGCCGCTACGGACTACTGAAAAGACAACAGTTGAAATATAACCGGGCACAGTCTCTCTCCAAGGCATCGACTTAGTTTTTCTTTGAGAATTCGACAATATCACAAGCAAGGTGCTTTAGTCGTGATAATGTTCAATACATCTTCTAGTACATGGTACCGTTAGAGAAAACTAGCGTGGAGGGTTCATGGGCAGTCTTTTCGATGACATTCAAAAAGAAAAAGCGTCCGCTGGAAACAAATCCAGAATTGCAGAGATCTTAGAAGATCTGAGTGACACCGATAGAAAAGATTTGCTAAAGGCGCTTAATGATCACAGCATCCCCGCGTCTAACATCTCAAAAGCAATGGGAAAACGTGGTTACAAACTAGCGATTAACGTGATTAGTCGCTACCGACGTGGAGAGCTGGTGACTAAGTTCGATGAGTCTATCTGACGAAATCCGAAGTGAAGACGAGATTACTGAGCTTAAGAAAGCGCTGAAAAGAGCGCAGCAGGCTGAGTACAAGGCGAAAAGAGCAAGCGAAGATATCGTTGAGGCTGTCTATACTGCAGCTCGAGATGCAGCGCTGGCTTCGCATAAGCCAAAGACTGTCGCAGCAAAGCCACCGGCTAAGGACACTCGAAAAGGTAAAGCAGAGCACGCCCTGATCCACCCAACGGACTGGCAGCTCGGCAAGAAGACCGCCGGGTACGACATTGAGACGTGCGGCCGCCGTATGGAGCAGTTTACTCAAAAGGTGATGGAGTTGACAGAACTTCAGCGCGCTCATCACCCAGTACGCGAATGCACCATCATGTTCGGTGGCGACATGGTCGAAGGCATTACGATCTTCCCGGGGCAGGCCTGGGAGGTTGAAGCTCACCTTTTCGAGCAGCTCTTTGAGACAGTTCGCATCGAAGAGATGATCGTTCGGTCTCTCGCGCAGTTCTTCGAAAAGGTCAACGTCGTGTGCGAGTATGGCAACCACGGACGTCTAGGTCGCAAGGGCGAACTGCCGGCGAATGATAACATAGACGCTATTTCATACAGAATTGCCTCAGAAAGAACCCGCGACCTCAAAAACGTCTCGTGGCAGCTCTCGTCTGACTGGTATCAGATCGTGACGATCGGAAACTATCGAGCACTTCTTGTTCATGGTGACGAGATCAAGTCTTTCGGCGGAAACACACCCGCATTTGGTATTCTAAGAAAGTGCAACGCGTGGGCGACAGGTGTAGTTCCTGACTTCCACGACGTGTACATGGGCCATTTCCACACGCCGATGAGTCTTACGATGGCGAACGGTGGGCGCATCTTCGTTACCGGATCTCCAGAATCCGAAAGCGTCTACGCCGCTGAGTTTATTGCCGCAAAGGGTAAGCCGTCGCAGCGGCTTCACTTTATCGACCCAGACAAGGCACGAGTAACAGCAGAGTACGTCATCTGGCTTGACTAAGTTGCACAGAGTGCCATAGAGTAATATGAAGTTGATGGCACTCAAGCGAAAAAAGACCACGGTACGGCGCTCGCACGTCCTCGAGCTTGCTGACGAGATATCATCTCGACAGATAGAAGATGACTCGTTAGACGAGCTTACCCGGGTCGGGCTTCTCTGGGCTGGAGTTCTCGGTCTCGATGAACCTGTAGAAGCAACAGAGGTCGCTGCTATGCTCTGCGCATACGAGCTCATTAGAGCGACACGTCTTGTAGACGCCGAACCTCACTGGGTAAATGTTGCGTCTTTCGCCGCTATCGGCGCCTCCTGCGAAAGACCGGAGGTCAGTATCGACCCGCTCATTGACGAAGATTTTGATGATAAAATATCTGGTAGCCCTATAGGCTTTTCTCCTGGGCATACAACCTCACCACGCAACTAATTTGATAGAATATCGGCAAGTGTCCGATTGGAGTCTGCGTGTCTTGGCCTAACTACGTGCTTACTAGAGTTGTCACCGGCAACTACGTAACAGCCTCGGGTTCTGCTGCGAGCGGCCGTGTCATTTTCACCCCTACGTCGCGCGTTATTGATGAGAATAATGCAGTCATAGTTGAAGACTCGATCACAGCAACTCTTGATGCAAACGGCGAATTCAGCATTGCTCTCCCAACTACAGACAACACGGCTCTTAATCCGGTCGGTTGGGCGTACGAGGTCAGCGTACGCATACATGGTCTTCGTCCACGAAAGTTCTTCGCGTTTCTTCCGTACGGAGACGGATCTGCTGTAAATATAAATAATGAAATCAGCACTCAACCGACGCCTGTGACGTCTTCTCCGTTTGCAAATTACGAGATAGTTCCGGAGCAGTCAGGGCCCGCAGTCGAGTGGCCAAGCGACGTTCTTACAAGGGCTATCACGGCAACCTACGTGACAGCTACAGGAGCAGCCGCAAAAGGTAGAGTCACCTTCACCCCGACCGCCAGAGTCGTTGATGAAAGAGACTCGGTCATCATCGAAGACACCATCGTCGCAAACCTAGACGCGAACGGTTCGATCTCGCTGAGCCTTCCGACGACTGACAACACTCTTCTAAAGCCAGAAAACTGGGCCTATGAGGTAAACGTTCGTCTGTACGGTGTCAAGCCGCTTAAGTTCTTCATTCTTCTTCCATACGGAGACGGTACCGCCGTAGACCTGATCAATTCCGTCAGCACCGTATCAACCACGATCGCGGATTCCACAATTCAGACCTCTACTCTCCGCGGCCCTGTCGGCCCAAGAGGTCCAGGAACTATCGTGGGATCTGGAGCTCCAGGGGCGCTAGTTGGCTTCGATGGAGATGTCTACATAGATGAAGACCTAGGCGAATATTACGGGCCAAAGGCCAACGGCGTGTGGCCAGCTTCTCCGTTCTTTTCAATCACAAGTGTCTCAAATCTTACCCAAAGACACGTGCACACTCAGACCGTAGCTTCAGCTACGTGGAACATCACTCATGCCCTTGGCGGAAGGCCTTCTGTGACAGTCGTAGACACCGGCGCAACTGTCGTCGTTGGAGACGTGGCCTATAATAGTGATACATCGGTGACAGTTTCATTCGCCGCGCCCTTCTCAGGCTACGCGTATCTCACATAGGAGTTCTCTTCCATGGCACAGAAGTTTCTCACAAACATAGATCTCAACAAGAACCAGCTCCTTAACGCTGTCATTCAGAAGCTTGGCGCCGATCCTACCACCGGTCTAGTTGAAGGCTGGATCATTTATCGCACAGATCTAGACGTTCTTAAGATCTGCGATGGCACCGCATGGCACGTCCTAATCGAGAACGTTCAGTCAGGTGGCACGCACTCAAGCGCTCTTAGCATCACTGAGAGCGGCGGAGTAATAACGATCACTCCTAACCTTGCAGATGGCTCAAACGCCGGTCTGCTTTCGTCTACTTTCTACTCAGATCTAAACTCTGCAACATCAACGAACACGAACGGAACTCTCGCTAAGCGAGACGGCAGCGGCCGTCTACAGGTGACATCACCATCTGCGGATCTTGACGCGGCAAACAAGGCGTACGTTGACGCGGCTCGCTCCGGTCTTGACGTTAAGGCCTCTGTAAAGTATGCGACAAACGCGGCTTTAGCGACGTACACTCATAGCTCTGGAGTCTTGACAGCTTCTACAAACGGCGCGTTCTCGATCGACGGCGCGACGTTTACTTCAGGTGACAATGGAACTCGCGTTCTTGTAAAGAACGAGACATCAAGCAACGCTCCGTATAACGGTATCTACACAGTCACTGACGCCGGCGGCGCAGGCGCGCCCTGGGTGTTGACTCGAGCCACCGACGCTGACTCGAACACCGAGGTCACCCCTGGACTGTTCACATTCGTTGAACAAGGCACCGCGTGGGCTGACTCCGGCTGGATTCTTACAACAGACGGGGCGATCACACTTGGTTCTACAAACCTAACCTTCGTTCAGTTCTCCGCTGCCGGTCAAAGCATTGCTGGTAACGGTCTTACAAAGACCGGTAACACGATTGACGTAGTCGGGACAGCAGATCGCATCGTGGCTAACGCTGACTCGATCGACATCGCGAGTACGTACGTCGGTCAGTCAAGCATCACTACATTAGGCACAATCACCACCGGCACATGGAACGGTGTTGACATCGCAGTGGCCGACGGCGGTACGGGCTCATCTACAGCGTCTGGCGCACGAACAAACCTTGCCGGAGATATTACCGGAGGGTCCACAAGTACACCCGCTCTTGCTAAGGTAGCTTCTCAGACAATCGGCGACAACAGCAGCACTTCATTCACTGTCACTCACAACTTCAACACAAGAGATGTTGTTGTTCAAGTCTATGAAGTTAACTCACCACACGACACCGTGCACGTAGACGTTGCTCGCGCAACTGTAAACACGGTAACAGTCACGTTTGCGTCAGCTCCGTCGACAGATTCGTATAGAGTAGTAGTTACAGGTTGATAGTTCGCCTCGAGGGGCAAACATAAAAAACAGCGCAGAGTCGAGGCTCTATGTCATTCAAACTATTTAATCTATTGCGTGCTCGCTATTTCAATAGTGAAAGCAACGCCGCAATCGAGGTTGGTATCGCAGGCGAGCCAAACCCTCGGCTAGCTGTTGACGCCGGCGGCCGTATTACTTGGGGAGATGGCACCAACGCAACAGACACTAATCTCTATCGAGATTCTGCAAACACGCTTAAGACCGACGATACACTTAAGGTTCCCGCTCTCTACGTAGACAGTATTGAGGTAGACACGACAGGTGCCGCTACTGGAAATACTTTTGTCTACAATGGAACAAAATTTGCGCCAGGGACAGCTCCCGTCAACATCCCAGGCGGCGAGCCGATCGGACACACGGACAAAACACAGAGTGTCATTTCCTTTGATGAAGGCAACCGTAGATTCTCGATCGCCCCAGTGTCTGGCTCTTTTGAGGTCTGGTGTAAAGGCGTCAAGTTTACAAAAACCACTACGGAAACAATAGACATTCCCGACACCAGTGGTCTTTACTATATTCACTACGATAATACAGGTGAACTTTCCTACAGCACGACGTTTTTTGATTGGGAAAACGACACGCCTACAGCGTATGTTTATTGGAACGAAGTAGATAACAAGGCGTATTTCTTTGCCGACGAAAGACATGGAATCGTTCTTGACTGGGCAACACATGAGTATCTTCATAGAACCCGTGGTGCCGCAATTGCCAATGGATTTGGTGCCAACAACTACACCACAACTGGCGACGGCTCACTAGATGCTCATGCAAAGATTGATATTGCCGACGGCACCTTCTTTGATGAGGACCTCCAGGTAGACATCACGCACTCCGCATCCCCGACCGCGAATACGTGGCAACAGCGACTACAGGGTGGCGCTTACATTCCCGTTTTCTATCGTCTCAATAATCACTGGCGCACCGACACAGCAACACAGTTTCCAATGAAGCAGGGAACAACTTTAGTTCAATACAACCTGAACACCGCAGGCACTTGGTCGACGACCGACATTAGTAACAACAAATTCGGCATCACATGGATCACCGCTACAAATAATCTTGGTAACCCGATCATAGGCGTGCTAGGTCAGGCTGAATACAACAGTCAAGGTGAGGCTGAAGCAGTTCAGTGGGAAGACATGAACCTTTCCGGGTTCCCTGTCGTTGAGTTTAGACCTCTCTATAAGATCATTTATCAAACAGCGACTGCGTATGTAAATACGCCGAACGCTCGTATCACATCTGTTGTCGATAAGCGCGTAACCATTCCTCTTGGTGGCGTCCCTGCAACACCAGTCTCTGACCATGGTTCGCTCACCGGTCTTTCTGACGACGATCACACGCAATATCTACTCGCCGATGGCACCCGCAACGCTTCGTCACTGAACGTGACCGGCGCATTGTCGTCATCAACTCTTACAGTTGACAGCATCGAGATCGACACAACAGGCGCTACAACTGATCAGGCGCTTGTTTTCAATGGGACAAAGTTTGCTCCCGCCACCGCAGCAGGACCGCAAGGCGCGCAAGGCGCTCAAGGCGCGCAAGGCCCGCAAGGCGCTCAAGGTGTTCAAGGTGCTCAAGGTGCAACTGGATCGCAAGGCCCGCAAGGCGCAGCGGGAGTGCAAGGTGTAGACGGCCCGCAAGGCGCTACAGGAGCTCAAGGACCGCAAGGTGCTACAGGCGCGCAGGGCGCAACAGGCGCGCAGGGCGCGCAGGGAGATACGGGAGCGCAGGGTGCAACTGGAGCTCAGGGCGCGCAAGGACCACAAGGTGACGTCGGTCCGCAGGGTGCAACAGGTGCTCAAGGCCCTCAAGGTGCCACGGGTCCACAAGGAGCCACTGGTCCGCAGGGGCCACAAGGAGCACAGGGGTCTACAGGTCCGCAGGGACCACAAGGCGATGTAGGTCCGCAGGGTGCAACAGGCACACAAGGCGCACAAGGGGCAACTGGGCCGCAAGGTCCGCAAGGTGATGTAGGCGCTCAAGGAGCAACAGGCGCGCAAGGCGCAACCGGGGCACAAGGACCACAAGGCGCCGCTGGTGCACAAGGGCCGCAAGGCGATACAGGACCGCAAGGTGTTCAAGGAGCTCAAGGCGCTCAAGGTTCACAAGGAGCCACAGGCCCGCAAGGTGCGCAAGGGAACTTTGGTGGCGTTACTTTTGAATACGTTTTTGATACCGACACGGCGCACACTGACCCCGGCGCAGGAAAACTTAAGTTCAGCAACTCAGACATCACTCTTGCTTCAGAACTAAAAATTGATGACGTTGACGCCAATTCAACAGACATTCAATCGTACCTGAGAACAATCGACGACTCAACAAGTACGATGAAAGGCCACTTCCGCATCTCCAACAAGAGCGACTCTTCTGATTTTGCTGTGTTCACAATTTCAGCGGTCACTGAGGAGACGGGCTTCTTTGACGTCGAATGTTCATATGTCTCTGGCTCGGCGTCTTCGTTCAGTAACGGTGAAAGTATCGTTATTACCTTTGCTCGCACTGGCGACGTCGGTGCGCAAGGAGCACAAGGCGCAACTGGTGCGCAAGGGCCGCAAGGTGCAAACGGAGCGCAAGGCGCTCAAGGAGCAACAGGCGCGCAAGGCGCAACCGGTTCACAAGGACCACAAGGCGATGCGGGTGCTCAAGGCGCCACCGGTGCACAAGGAGCAACTGGTGCGCAAGGCGCAACCGGTTCACAAGGCCCGCAAGGTGATGTCGGTGCGCAAGGAGCACAAGGCGCCACCGGTGCGCAAGGCGCAACAGGTCCGCAAGGTCCGCAGGGCGACACTGGCCCGCAAGGGCCGCAAGGTGCAAACGGAGCGCAGGGAGCTCAGGGCGCACAAGGCCCTGCCGGCGCTCAAGGTCTTGACGGCCCGCAGGGCGACACTGGCCCGCAAGGGCCGCAGGGCGCTACAGGCGCTCAAGGAGCCACCGGTCCGCAGGGTCCGCAGGGAGATACAGGGCCACAAGGGCCGCAGGGCGCAACAGGTGTGCAGGGTGCGCAAGGCGCACAAGGATCCACTGGACCGCAAGGTGACACCGGACCGCAAGGAGCCACTGGACCCCAAGGAGCGACTGGGCCACAAGGTGCTACAGGGTCACAGGGACCGCAGGGAGCACAAGGAGCCACGGGTCCAGTTGCTGGTTCAGCAAACCAAATCGTATACAAAGATAGTTCCAATAACCCCGCTGGCAGTTCTGGACTTCAGTATGACGGCGTAAGTCTAAAAGTAAATGGAAACCTTGAATCTGTATACAGCAATGGTGATGAGGGTGGGGAAATATTCCTCAACAAAGCAACAACAAATACAACACTTGTAAGTGGCGTAACCATTGATGTTAACCAAAACAGATTGCGTTTCTTTGAGAATGGCGGAACTAACCGCGGCTTTTACCTAGACATATCCACAGGTGCTACTGGCGCTACCACCAACCTCCTTGCTGGCGTACAGGGTCCACAGGGCCCACAAGGCGCAACCGGTGCGACCGGAGCACAAGGTGCAACTGGACCACAAGGTGCGACCGGCGCGCAAGGCGCGACTGGACCACAAGGAGCTACCGGACCGCAAGGCGCAAATGGCGCGCAGGGCGCGACCGGGGCACAAGGACCCGCTGGCCCTCAAGGCGACACGGGCCCACAAGGCGCGCAGGGTGCGACTGGACCGCAAGGTTCAACAGGTCCGCAGGGTGCAACAGGTGCTCAAGGCGCACAGGGACCACAAGGCGCGACAGGAGTGCAAGGGCCTGCCGGTCCTACAGGCTCTATCGATGATCTATCAGACGTTGCTCTAGCTTCTCCAACTACCGGTGACTTTCTTAAATACAGTGCTGGTTCATGGTCTAACTCAAAAATTACGCTAGGTACAGATACAGACGGCAACTACGTTTCAGGCGTGATTGCCGGCACTGGTATCACGGTTTCTCACACTCCGTCTGAAGGCTCAAGCCCAACAATTTCGTTGACAAACTCGAGTATCTCTCTCAACGGCACATCTATATCGTTGACAAGCGCGGGGTCACAGACTGTCACCGCTGCGGCTGGCACGCTTACCGGCACGTCGCTTAACTCAACTGTTGTTAACTCGAGCTTAACCTCCGTTGGGACAATCACGATCGGAACGTGGAACGGCACAGCTATTGCGATAGCTAACGGCGGAACCGGAGCAACAGACTCCGCCACGGCACGAAGCAATCTCGGTCTTGCTATCGGCACAAACGTCCAGGGATACGATGTCGAACTCGCTGCAATAGCGGGACTAACAAGTGCCGCAGATAGGTTGCCGTACTTCACTGGCTCGGGCACGGCGTCATTGGCAACATTTACCTCGTTTGGTCGCTCTTTGGTTGATGACGCCGACGCAAGCGCCGCGCAAACTACACTAGGTCTTGTCATCGGAACCAACGTTCAAGCGTATGACGCAGATCTTTCTGCAATCGCTGCTCTTACTGGAACGTCCGGCTTCCTTAAGACTAACGGCGCCGGGACTTGGAGCGTAGATACAGCGACATATCTGACATCAACAACCGGTGTTACTACGGTAAACGGCAGCAGCGGCGCAATCACAAACGTTGCGCTAACAACTGGAACGTTAGGGCAGTTTGCCGCAACGACGTCGTCGGCACTTGCCGGCGTTATTTCTGACGAGACAGGCTCCGGCGCTCTCGTGTTTGGAACATCGCCCGCAATTACTACAAGTTTGACGACCGGAAGCGCGTCGTTTGATCTACTTAATACAACAGCCACCACCATCAACTTTGGTGGAGCGGCGACAACACTAAATATTGGAAACTCGTCTGGCACGGTGACGATTGCCGGAAACTTGACGGTCAACGGCACGACCACAACGATCAACTCGACAACATTGAGCATTGACGACAAGAACATCGTTCTTGGCGCGGACAACACTCTTGACACGGCGGCAGACGGTGGTGGCATCACCCTTAAAGGCGCGTCAGACAAGACGTTCAACTGGGTTGATGCAACAGATGCCTGGACATCGTCTGAGCATCTAAACCTTGCGACAGGCAAGGCCTACTACATCAATGGAACGTCGGTACTTAGCTCTACAACTCTTGGTTCTGGAGTCACTAGTTCAAGTCTTACCTCGGTTGGAACAATCACTTCAGGAACCTGGTCTGGCTCATTCGGTGCAGTCTCGGGAGCAAACCTCACGAACCTGACGGCAGGAAACCTTTCTGGAACAATCCCCTCTACGGTGATGGGAAACTCATCGTCGACAACCGGGACAACAGTAACAGTAAACGCAAATACTACAACAACAATCGATACGATTGCGGTGTCCAGCAACCCACAAGCAATTGAATATACTCTAAGAATAAGCCAGGGCACGGCCATACGTACCTCAAAAGTCCTAGTAAGCCCCAATGCAAACAGTGGTGCCTCGGCAGTTGACCACGTAGAGTATGCTGTCATTGAAACACTTGGACCGTTAAGTGGTATATCAGTCGCCGCTACTGTGGATGGAAGTAATATTATATTGACTGTTACGACAACATCAGGTAGCACAATGTCTGCCGAGTTCATAAAAACAGTGATGGTATAACCATGGCCGTAAGTTCATTTAAGATATCAGACGACCTAAACATAGACGGCTTTTCGATCAACCTAGGTACGCCGTCTACAGGCCAGGCGCTTGCCTACGACACGGGGACAGCGTCGTATACTCCTGTAACTGAGACTCCTATAGGAACTGTCGTGATGTACGTTGGCGCAACTGCGCCTACAGGTTGGGTCGTATGCAACGGAGGGTCATACGCAACAACAGGGACCTACGCCAATTTATTTGCAGTGATTCAGTATAGGTACGGGGGCTCAGGTGCAAACTTTAACGTACCAGACTTCGTGAGCAAGCCTTCTGTTGGTTTATCGCAAACAACCAACCTAACAAGCACAACTAGCAGTAGTAATTCATTTTCTCACTCCCATAACGTGGGATATAGCACAGCAGACGCAAATGCTGTCTCCCTCGCGCACACTCATGCGGCCGGCGGTACCGATGCAGCACACACTCATAATGCGTCAGACGGGCAAAAAGGCAACCATTCTCACGGCGGCAACACGCCGGCTGGCGGAGCTCATACGCATCTAATAGATAGAACTGGAAACTTTTCTTCAAACACGGGTGCATCTGACTCCAACCACACCCACGCATCGTCAAGCAACACTGCAACCCACTCACATAACGATGCATCCGGAAACGCGAACCATTCGCACAGCTCCACAGACGGCCCAGGCATGTCGCACACTCATGCGCACAATAGCATAACTTTCACAAGCCAGGCTATAAACCAGGCGAATGCGGTCGGTGTTACGACGCACGGGCACGGCACTATTAGCACTATACAACTTCTATTCATCATTAAGTTTTGACATGAGCTCGTCTAAATTCTACATCCCAACAACATTGAGCAGTAAAGGTGTCGTAGTCGACACTTCTAGCTCGTCTTCTAAAAACAACCTCATATATAGCTCCGCAAGTTCTAAGTTTATTGCGACTCAGAAAGCTATTCCTACCGGCGTTGTAAGAATGTGGACATCTTCAACCGGAGCCACTCCTGCGTTTGTAGTGAGTGCCACTGGCACTGTTGGTTCTATATCTGGGTCGGGCACAAACGCGTCCCCATGGACAGCTACAGTTACTGGAATGGCCACCACCGCCGGTCTTGCGGTAGGTTCGATCATAACCGCGACAGCGGGTACGGGTACTCTGTACGGCGGTTCTCCGACTTCATTTGTAGTTTCAGCTATCAACAGCTCTACGTCTGTGACGTATCAGGTAGTCGGAGGGACGACGCCCACCGCTGGCACGGTCACAAACGTATCAAGCACAAACTACATAATTTGTAACGGCCAGTCTCTTAACACGTACATGTTTAGGTTTCTTCATGCTGTGATAGGAAACAAGTACGGTGGAACAGCATACAGCAACGGCGTAACGAACGTTGCAGGGGCGACAACAACGTTTACTCTGCCAAACTTCTCTAACGGAAACTTCCCGATAGGCTCTGCCAGTGGCACTCCAACGTCGGCAAACGTCGGTGGGACAACGTTCACTGAAACTCACACTCACACTGCTGTAGTTTCTTACACAGAAGGCTCCGGAAATACAGATCACTCACACAACAGTTCTAACTCAGGCGCAGATCACACTCACAACTTTTCAAGCGGAACTACCAACTCCGGCTCGCATTCTCACGTTTATTCGACCAGCAATGTTACTCACAACCATAACTATACCCCTGGTACTACAGTAGCAAACAACAACACGGGTGGTGTAAACCAAAACCATACGCATGGCGGTATCAGTGCGCCTAGTGCAAACCACTCGCACAACGTAAACTCAAACACAACTTTTCATAGTCATACCGGAGATAGCGGTGGAAACGCGCACTCAGGTACCTCCGTTCATAGCTTCACAAAAGGAATGAGTACGTTGAGCGTTTCACACTCGCACAGTGCAACGATCACTGGAATTTATTTCATGATTAGGTACATATAATGGCTGAATCTTCATTTCAAACACCTTCTACGGTCACTGTCGACAACATAGTTATCGATCTATACGGCTCTTCTGGGCCTACTGAAGGTAACGCTTTAGTCTACGACGGTACGTCATTTTCCCCCGCAAACATAATCCCAGTCGGGACAATTGAGATGTGGGCTGGTGACTCTACACTTGCAACGACTCCCCCGGCCGGATGGCTACTATGTGACGGCACAGAAAAAGCAATAGCCACGTACGGCAACCTATACAGTGTCATCGGAACTAGATATGGAACGTTGACAAATGG